ATATAAATACTCTCTCCTTATTTGTGCGTAGGTTGGTGGTATGTTTGCATTTAAGTAAGCCATAATTAATCATATATATTACCCCATGTAGTTCCTTTTTCATAATCTACTTTATTGGGTACTTCTAATTTAACAGCATTTTCCATAATCTCAATAATTTTATCTGCGTGTTTTTGGTCTACAACAGATATATCTAATCCATCATGTATTTGTATATGTGCAATAATACCCTCTTTATATAGTTCTAACATAGATCTTTTAGTCATATCAGCTGCACTACCTTGAATTAATTTATTTAAAGATTTGTAAGTGTAGGCTCGTTTAATTCCTGGTCCATGTTCTTGGAGTGCTTCTTCATGTGGCAAGGCCTTATGCATACCAAAACTATTTGGTTCCCATAAATGAAACCTACATAGTCTACCTAGTAGAGTTCTTATTTGTCCTCTATCTTGTGCTCTATTCGATGCTGCATTCATCAGTTGTTTTACAAATGGAACTTTTGCATGGTATTGATTAAACAAATCATTAGCTTTGTCTTTTGATACACCAAGTTCTGCTTGTAGTTTTGTTTTACCCATACCATAAAATAACCCAAGGTTAATAGTTTTAGCTTGTGTTCTTGGTATCTTTGCCATGTCTGCAACGATTTGGTGAAAGTCTGTATTAGGATCATTTTGATATGATTCAATGACATCATAAACAGATGGAAACTTATATAATGATGCATAGTGTACAACTAATCTTGGTTCTTGTTGTGAGTAATCAAAACATCCCCATGTTGTATTTTCTTCAGGTAAAAATAATGATCTAATCATTGGTCCAATTTCTTTGTTCCTTGCTGGGAGTTGCTGTAGATTTGGATTAGAATAACTAAACCTTCCTGTTACAGTGCCCCCTTGATCTGATCTCAATTGATTTATATCAGCATGTATTCTACCTTTGTGTTCATGTTTAATAATAGTATCTATAAATGTAGTATGTGACTTGTTTATTTCTCTGGCCTTTGCTATACATTGTACCAAAGGATGACTATGAGAAGACAAAAAGTTTTTAGTAAATGAAGGAGCAGCTGTTTTTTCTGTTCGTTCGTATTCCAAATTTAATTTATCAAACACTTTGGCAATCGATCTTGCTGCCCATATTTGAGGTTCTATTCCTGTTTCTTTTTTTATTTTTAGGAGTAATTTTTCTTCTTCTGATGCTAACTGTTTCTTCAGTGTATGAGCTTTTTGAACGTCCACTCTCACCCCAAGGAATTTCATATCAACCAAACAAGGAAACAGATCTGTCTCAAGATTCATAACTTCTTGTATGTCTTGTGCTATAATTTCTTTTTTCATTTCTTGCCACAACTCTAATGTAAGACTGGCATCTTTCTCTGCGTAAGTACCAACATGAATTGCTGGTAGTTTCCACATCTCTGCTTTAGGATCTACTCCCCATTCTTTTGCGGCTTCATTTAATGCAGCTTCATTCTTACCGTGACCACAATAAGTCCAACCTAAACTATTTAAATCAAATCTATATCTATTTTCATCAACCAGTGATCCAGCAATCATAGTATCTACGATTAAACCATTAATTTTTAAACCTAATTGACGTATCCAACATACATCATACATTGCGTTGTGAAATATTTTTGTAGCATTACAAGCCAAGGTATCTTTAAACCATTCTAAAACTTTTTTACGTTCCATGTTAGGACCATTGCCATGAGCAATAGGAAAATACCAAGAACTACCTGCAACAGCTACAGCTATTCCTACCACTTCGCCATTACCAATAACAGAACCAGAACCTCTTGATTTTAAATCAGGATCTCTGGTCTCTAAATCTATTGCTATCTCATCATGTTGTCTTAAGTCAGGAAACTCTGATGGAGTAGTCCATTCTTTTTGTGCTTCAAACTTTGGTACAATCATTATTTTATTTCCATTTCTATTGTCTCTTCTGGTTTATAATCTCTCTCCTTAATCATTTCTAAATAATGTATGGCTTTTTTAATATCTTCTAGACCACCTTTAGCTGAATGCCGACAAATATATTTAATGGCATTACCCTCTGCAAAAGGTAAATTATTTTTATTAATAAATTCTGCAGGTTGAATTTTCATCTTCATATAATGTGTGCCTGCAATTTGTTTTAAGTATGGATCGTCTGTGCTCATTTTTTTTCCTTTTCATAATCTTTATATTCTTTTATTAATTTTTCTGATGGATGCCACACATCAACTGCAGTATGACAATTAGGACAAGATAGATTACTTACAATATCATAATCTTCATTATCTTCAGTGTCATGATCTCCACCCCATATTAATTCTTCATCACAGTGCCAACATTTCATATTATATAACCATTCCTTTCTATTTTAGATTTTAAAAAATATAAGTTTTTAGCTGTACGGGTAACTGCAACATACCAAACTCTATGCTCTTCATCTTGTTTATCTGTGTTGTGTTCAACAGCTTGTCTTATTTTTCTAGCATTATCTAAAACCACAATAACATTTTGTTCTTCCCCACCTTTTGCTACATGGATAGTAGATAATTCTATTCTTGCGTCTTGAGATAATTTTTCTCCATTACTCAACATTGCTCTAATATATAATTTTTCTTCGTTATTTGCTTTAGTAAATGCATCAAACCATGTTTGATTTTTATTGAAACCCGCGTCTTCTATTGATATACTAGTACCTAATTTTTTATCATCAAACTTAAAATCTAAATACTCAAATATATCTTGGCACTCTGTGACGTTTAAATTTTCTCCTTTAGTCCATCGTGTCCAGTTTAGAATGTTTCTAAATAATCGACCGTTGTAACTCTTGTTTTTTTTAGTTAAATAATATAGGTTTTTAGCCCTTAATTGCTCCTCTATTCGTTCAAGTATGGTGTTGGTTCTAACTAATATTAACCATTTATCTTTTAATAAATCAACATTATCTAAAGAATATATTTGTTGTTGTGTACCCTCTTCATCACTTGGTAAATATTTTTTTTTTATCTTTGGTCCTTGTATCCTTGATAGTATTACATTAGATATTTCTTGTACTACTTTAGGTACTCTTACAGATTGTTCAAGAAATTGATTTTCTGCAGGTTGTTCTATAAATCTTTTTACATCTGCACCTGCCCAAGTAAATATAGCTTGGTCATCGTCTCCTGCTAAAAATATATCTTTAGTTTTTGTTAGCAACACATCAAACATTTGCCATTGTATTGGAGATAAATCTTGCGCTTCATCTATAAATATTACTTCAAATGTAGGTGACTTATCTTCTTCTTTGATATATTTTTTAATCATATCAGTGTAGTCGATTAATTTATTTTTATCTTTGTAATTTGCTAGGTTAATTTCTAGGTGTTTTAATATTTGATAATCTAATTTTCTACTGTATTCGTTCGTATTAAATTCACTTTGTATAGATATATCTTTAACGCTAGCTTTATTTATTACTTGAAAATATTCAGAGTTAGATGTAAGATAGCCGTTGCTTTCTTCGGTTATTCTCAATCTTTTATTATTATCTGATCTAATATTACTTAATCTACCCAGGTCTTCATAATGTTCTGGTTGCATTACATTTTCTTCTCGTAAACCTAATGTGTGAAAACAAAAAGAATGTAATGTTTGAAAATATTTTAACTGTGTTTGTTTATATTCTGGATGTTTTTTAATCATACGTTTTTTTGCTGTAGTAGCTGCTTTTTTAGTAAAGGCAAAGTAACCTATCTTATCTATAGGTATTCCTTTTTCTAAATAGCTATCAACGTACTCTAATAATGTAAATGTTTTACCCGTACCTGGAGGACCCAAAACTTTCTTAATCAAATTATCTCCCCTGTTCCTTTTATATCTAATATTTCTTCCTCTAAATCTTTCTCTAAAAATTTATTTAGATCTACTTTAACAACATGAATTGATTCATATGATTTCTTTTCATCTTTTTTCTTCGGAAATCTTTTTCTCATTATTTCTCCTTTAATAAATCCATCCTTGTCTTGAATCATTACACCTGTTTTATCTTCTTTAAACTTCCATTCTTTACTTTTTAATACATTCATAAATATTGGAAAACTAAAGTAAGCCTCTCCTTCTTCAATTAATGTTGCACCACTTCTAAAAGAAATATTATTTTCTGCTTTAGCACCATTTATATATTGTTTTATGTAATCAAATAATTTTTCTTCAGAACTCGTACCTTTAGGTGGCTCTACTACTGATCTAGTTGCAAATAAAAGATTCAATACATCTTGATAAACATTTGCCTTAACCATTTCTGGTACAAATCCAGCAGCATTTGCTATAATGTTTCTCATTTTTCTCTGGTCAGTCAACGATTCAATTGATTTTGCAAAAACGGTTTGTACTTTAGTTGTACCAGGAGTAGATACATTAAATGTATATTCTGGATCTGGCCTACAATTAATTTTTACTAAACCCGATAACATTGGAAAAGCTTTTTGTGTATCGGATGCTATACCATACTTTCTTTTTAAACATTGTGGTTTCATGCAATGACTAACTATAGGTTCTTGTGTACAGGTATGTCCTTTAGTTTCTTTCTTCCATGATTTAATTTTATCTTTTACTTTTTTATCATCCCATTCTGGTGAGTATTCAAAATAATCTCTGGCTGCTTTCTCTACTTTCTTCTCCCAATCATCAGGATATTTTTTCTTTGCAAAGACCATGTAATTGTAGAGAAATCTATCTCTACCATCATCTAGTTTATTTTTTGTAAGTATCTGCAAACAAGGAGGTCCATCAAAAAATTCTTCATGTCCTCCTTGTAATACATTTTTCACATGGGCTGATGCAAAATCATGTAACTCTACTTCTGTTTTTTTATTGGCTTCAACCAATTGTATAAATTCTTCAAAATTAAATTTAGTGCCATCTATATTTAAGGCACATCTTTCATTCTTATTAAAATAAGGTAAGTTAATAAAGTTTCCATTTAATTTCTTACCATTTTCATCTGTACCTAGTTTTGTTTGTTTAGGAAATATTTCTGTGCTGACTTCTAATTTAAATGTAAATAGTAAGGTATCTAAAAAATTTCTAATTACTTCTGCCTTAACTAGTTCTTTGGTAAATACAAATATATGTAAGCCACCACTTTTAGAACTACAAGGTACTACAGGTATGTTGTTTTCTTTTATAATTTCAAGGTATTTTTGTGGACTAAAGTTTTTATATTCAGGATCAATATCAATTGCTCCAAATCGTGCCATACCTTCATCATCACAAGCTTGTATACCAATAGATCTTTTACCTAATAAATGATCTATGTAATCTTGTTCCGTTACAGGTTTAGATGACCAACCATAGTCACCATTTTTTAATTTAAATTTGCCTGTTTCTGGATCTGTGTATCCATTTTTAACGTTAGCAAAACCAAAGTTTCTTTCTAATCCAGTAAATATCTGTATAAATTTTTTATCCATAAGCCCAAGTATTTAGTGGGCGGTTTCAGTCTCCCTACGCCGCCCGATTCTCTCTAGAGAAATCTAAAAATGAGTAGCCTCTTTAGAAGCTGCTTCACCATGCTTTACTTCAATGTCTCCTTTGGAAACACTTTCAGCAAAAGATTTAGCTTGTTGGTATAAGGCAGCATTCTCTACTGCACCAACTTTACTAACTTCCCATCCAAACCACGTACCTTTATCATTTTTCTGTTGAACAGTTTTTAATTGATAAATGTGGCTGAAAGATGCTGGTGTGAATAAACCATTCTTACCCTTCAACTTAATGCCTTGCATCATACTATTCCATTTTCTACTAATTTTTAATTGAGTAGATTTCATAGCAATCAATGCAGTTGATGGACTATCACCAGTGATTAAAACAAAATGTTGAGCAGTCTTATCTAAATAATTACCATTAGGTAATCTATCTTTGTAGTCTGCACCTCTAGTTGTTTTACTCATGATGTCACTAGATGATGAGTGTATAGCAACTGGAGCGCCAGATCCTTCGCCTCTGTCTCTCCATTCAATATATTCCAATTTATAATGACATGGAATTATATTGACACCTTTATCACCATTAAACAATTCACCTGTAACAGAATTGTAAATCATTCCTGGTTCTGCACCAGCAACATGTTTACCATCTATCTTGTTTACTTCAGGAGACAATTGTCCTAGTATTTTTAAAAAAGGTAACGCAAGATCATCATGACCTATGTTACCTAAACCTTTGCCAGAGTCGTCTTCAAAATTGACAACTGCTATAGCGCCAGCTTCTTCTTTTTTTACTACGTTATTTTCTTTGTTCATGTTTCTATTTCCTTGTTAGTTTGGTTCGATTGCCTGCGAACACGTTAAATAAATCAGAGGGCATCTCTTTACCAGACTCAAGACGCTCTCTGACTAGTGCTTTAAGTGTCATGGGTTCAACCTTTAATTTCTGGATTGGTTCAAACCCTCGACCTTGTGCAAGGTTAGCATATTCGCTAGCCTTGTTGTCTTCGTTACGACCAAAGGCAACGGTAATTTCATTTTTAATCAAATCACCAAGGCCGTTACTTCGAAGCCATGTAAATGCTTCTTCCTTCTTATCAGAAGGTATGGAAGCACCGTAGACGGGTTTCACTTCTACAGCGGAACCGTCTGCTAATTTTAATGTAGAGACATTCATTTCTATCATCATAGTCGGAATAACTTCTCCCGATAATAGATCAATATCTTTTTTAAGATCTTTTAATTCTTTTTCCTTGACTGCCAAATTATCTTCAAGTGATCTTAATTTTATAACTTGATCAGATAAAGCTTTTACATCATTAGTTTGTGTAATCGCATCTGCTTGGTCTTGTTCAAAATCAATCATTGATTTCTCCTTTCTCGTATAGGTTAATTGTAATAGGATAATATTGTCTTTCTTGTTTATCCCACTTTAGTAAATTATATTTACCATTAGTCATGTCAGAAACTATAGAACATGCTACACCTATTATAGCTGGATCACCTGTCAATAATAAATAATCTTCTGTCGTAAAGTTTTTTAAACCTTGTCT